AAGAGGAATATCAGACATAATGCCTAAGTTACAGAATGTAGCTCAGACATCACAGTTTCTTGTAAAGTTTGTTTTGCCAAGTGGAGCATGTAGATCATATATGAGAAGAAAAGGAATAAATGATAGATTTATTTCGGATGATGTAGGTTTATTATGCAGTGATGCAGTTTTGCCTGGTAGTGCAATGGCAACTGTTAACACTGCAGGAGATTATCAAGGTGTAATTGAAAGATTTGCTCATACAAGAAATTTTACTCAAATAAGTTTTGATTTTTATGTAGATAATCAATATAAATCTCTCAGATTTATAGAAAATTGGATGGAGTTTATTTCAAGTGGTTCAGTTTCAGATCCATCTAGTGATACTTATTACTTTAAGATGAAATATCCCGATGAATATAAATCAAATGATACGAGAATAGTTAAATTTGAGAAAAATCATTTTCAGTTTTTAGAATATAGATTTGTAGGTTTATTTCCAATAAGTCTTAATTCAACAAGAGTTTCATATCAAAATTCGACTGTGCTCAAAGCGACTGCATCATTTAGTTTTGATCGTTACATTTGTGGAGAGTCCTCATCACTGGCAAGATTTTTAGGTCTTGATTTAAATAAAAATGCAACTGCTGCTGCTACAGCACGAGAGAAAGCATATGATTATGGAAATGGACCTAATGGTGAATTATCTAGAGTATTGAATGGTAGTTTGCAAATGCTAAATGATGGAACACGTTATAGAGAGATTGCTGGTCAAGTTAGAACAAGTTCACAAACGGGTACATATGGCAGTACATATTCAACTGGTCAAACTATATCAGTTGGTCCAAGAGGTTAGAGAAACTACTATAAATAGTCACACTGAAGTGCTTAGAATATTATGCCTTTACCAACCATTTCAACTCCGACTTATGAGTTGACTTTACCATCGTCTAATCGAAAAATAAAATACAGACCCTTTTTAGTAAAAGAGGAGAAAATTTTAATCATAGCGATGGAGTCACAGGATGTGAAACAAATTGCCAGAGCAGTTAAAGATGTTCTGTCAAAATGTATAATGACAAAAGGAATTAAAGTTGAAAAATTGTCAACATTTGATATTGAGTATTTGTTTCTGAATATTCGTGGTAAATCTGTGGGTGAACATATAGAGGTCATGGTAACATGTCCAGATGATGGAAAAACACAGGTTCCAATGTCTATTAACATTGATGATATAAAAGTGCAAACCGATGAAAATCATTCAATAGACATAAAATTAGATGAAACGTATACATTAAGAATGAAGTATCCATCTTTAGATGAATTTATCAAAAATAATTTTGATAATATGAATGACATGAATGTAGATGATACTTTTGATTTGATTTCTTCTTGTATAGATCAAGTATATTCTGAAGAAGAATCATGGTCACATCAGGATTGTACGAAGAAAGAATTGTCTGATTTTGTTGAATCACTTAATTCTAGTCAATTTAAAAAGGTTGAAAATTTCTTTACAACAATGCCTAAGTTATCACACCTTGTGAAAGTTACCAATCCAAATACAAATGTTGAAAGTGAGATTAAATTAGAGGGGCTGCAGAGTTTTTTCGGATAAGTATGGCACATGAAGATCTTGTGTCATACTATAAGTTAAATTTTGCTTTGATGCAGCACCATAAATATAGCTTAACTGAACTTGAAAACATGATTCCTTGGGAGAGAGAAATATATGTTTCACTCTTACAACAATATATTGAAGAGGAAAATTTAAAAGCACAACAAGAAAAGAATGGATGAGGAACAAAATTTATCATCACCAATAGCAGGGGGCATAAGGGGAATTAGAAGAAGTTTTTCTCCTAGTATCTTCACAGGCCGTCCTGTTGCTCCTCAAATAAATCCTAGTGTTTTTACAGGTCGTCCTGTTGCTCCTCAAATAAATCCTAGTGTTTTTGTAGGTCGCCCTGTTCCACCTCCACCTCCACAACCAGATCCTCAAACAACTAGTTTATTAAATAAAAATTCATTAACATTAAGCACAGTATCAAGTCAACTATCTAATATCGCAGATCAAGTTAGAGGATTAAATACATCGTTAACTGTTATAAAAGATAATTTACAAATAAGTGATGAATTAGAAAGAAATCGTGAAAATGAAAAAAGAAGAAGAGATGCAATATTAGCTGAGCAAGGACTTCGTGAAGGAAAAGAATCTGAATTAGAGAAAAAAATACAAAATGCATTACTAACTCCTGTTCGCAGAGTGTCAACTTTTGCTAGAGGAATTTTATCTAGATTAACTGATTTTTTACTCATTCTTGCTGGAGGATGGTTAGTAGATAAAACTCTTACATTTTTAAGATTATCTTCAGGAGATAATGTTGATGCATTAAAAGAATTTAGAAATAAATTCCTTACTGATTTAGCAATATTAGGTGGCATCGGTTTAGGTTTAACAATAGGTGTCGGAAAAATAGTCAGCACTGTTGGAAGACTGACAGGACTAGCATTAAAACTTGCTTTTTCAGGTCTAATTGCAGCACCATTTAAGGCCGCTTTTAGATTTGTTGCAAGAAATCTTGAAAATTTTACCAAATTAATTAAAAAACAATTTGGTAACTTCGTTAAGAATGCACCTGGTAAAATTTTAAAGGGTGTAGGAGGAGCTGTGCTTGGACCACTTTCTCTAGCTCCAGGATTTTTTGCTGATAAAATAACTAAATTTATACAATCAGTTACTGGTAAAAAAATAATTACAGGTGCAATGGATGATGTTGCAAAAGCAGGTTCTAAAACAGTTGCAAAAGAAGGTGCAAAGGGATTTTTAAGAAATATACCAATTATAGGATCTTTAATTGAAATTGGATTTGGATTTGGTAATTTTCTTGAAAGAAGATCTGATAGAGATGGTGATGGAAAACCAGATCAAACTAATAAAGAAGCTGCTTTAGGTGCAGGTGGAAGAACGATTGGGGGACTCGTACCATTTTTAGTTGGCATGACTCTTGTTCCTGAACCAGCTTCAACACTTGCAGGAGCCGTTGGATTATCTATTCTATCAATTTTTGGTGCAATAAGTGGTGAATATATTGGTGATACAGTATCGGGTTTAAGAAAAAGGCAAAATGAAGGACAAACAAATGATACAAGAGTAGAAAGTGAAGAGGTTTCTAATTCAGATACACAGGTATCAAGAATAAAACCAACTCGAACTACCTTTTCTTCATCTGAGAACGTAACACCTATTAATGTTAAAAAAGAACTGAACATAGCGAGTGCTGTATCCAATATGGATCAATCTCCTGAAATAAGTTATATTCCAATGGCAAGTGCTAATAGTGGTGTTCCTGCAACTGCTGCTACAGGTGGAACAAGTTCGTCATCACCAAGTGATTCTTTACCAACCATACCAACATCAGATTTTGCTAATTCATCTATCGCTCTTACAGAGTCATTGTTTAACGTGGTGGTATAATGTCTATTAGATCAAGAAGAAATTCATTACTTAAATCATCGATTAGTATAAATTCGATTAAAGATTCAGTAACTAGTTTTACAAAGGGATTATCAAAATCGAGAGATATAGCCTCAAATATCATAAAACAAACAAGAGAGAGTAATAACTTTAAGCGTACACTGATTGGTAAGGATAATGAATTTTTTAGAAAAAGAAGAGAAAATGTAAGAAGAAAGCAGAGAGAGGATGAACTTGAATCCTCAACTGTATCTGGTGTTACAAAAAAACAGGGAAATGTAGTGACAAGAAGTACAAAAGGATTTCTTGGAAGAATACTTGATTTCTTTGGAATAATATTAATAGGATGGTTTGTAACTAATTTACCCAAAATTCTAGAATCACTCAGTGGATTGATAAACATCATTAGAAAGACTGTTGGTGTGCTGACAGGTTATATTGGTGGTATAAAGGATTTTATCGTAGGATTTGGTAGAGGAATTGCTGAAGCGTTTGCAAAACTACCAAAAGTTGATTTATTTGCTTTGAGAGCAAAAAATAGAGAGCAACTTGAATCTGCTGATATAAATTTAAGAAGATTAAACAGAGATTTAATAGACATTGGAAAAGTAGGTAGCACAGGAGGAATCGCTGTTGGACTTGCAACTGCTGATGGTGATTATGATATAGCAGAATTGGTTGATGATGATAAAAAGGAGGAAAAAGATGATACTAATCAACAGATGGGTAGATCTGCTGCTAAAAAGAGGCAAGATGAGGTTACAGATTTAGATGATGAATCAAAAGCAATGCAAGTCAGACCTACGACAACAAAACTTGGTGGTAATGCTGATGAAGAAATTATAAAAGGTATAGGAAATGAAAGAGAGATAAATCAAATAAAATCTAATCAATCAAGAGAAAAAGGAGAGACTATTGATAGTAAAAATTTAGAAAATGAACAACAAGAGGAGAATAAAAAGGATGATAATAAATTTTTATCATCTATTAAAAATTTTTCACAGTCTTTCTTTGGAAATGAAGCTAGACAACAAACAGACAAATTAAATGTAGAAACAGAAGATAAAAAAGATAATAGTTCTAATGTGAATTCTGGATTATCAAAAATAAAAAACTTGATAACTTTATCACAAGAACCTGAAATGGAGAAAAAAGTAACCCCCAGAAGAAGACAAAGAATTAATATGCAAAAATCAAGATCCAATCGTAATAAAATTGTTATTATGGAAAAGGCAGTCGCTGTGAATACACCATCTATGAATGTAGGTAATGGTGGTGGTAGTAAAGGACTTAATAACCTTGGTGAATTTAACATTGACAATGAAAAAAGAGTTGTTAAAAAAATACAATCAGTAGTTCTTAACACATAATGGCAGCAATAAACAAATCAATTTACGAAAAATTTATAATTGAATCGGCAGATCAATCAAAAACTGTTGATATTTCAAGTGGTGTGATTGCGTTTACTTATTTTGAGAACATATTTTCACCATATTTAACTGCAAGAGTAATTGTTACAAATACTGGGGGATCAATAAAAGGAAAAGATGGAGTATTACAATCAGTATATAATGGACTTCCACTTCGTGGTGGAGAGAGACTTGTAATTAAGGTGGCAGGTAACTCAAGTATCAATAAAGGTCTAGATTTTAGTGAAAGTGTAGAAAATTATTTTCATGTTGCATCTGTGACTAATGTATTAATTGATGAGGGAACTGAATCATTTACTTTAAATTTAGTGTCGAGAGAGGCAATAACGAATGAAACGATGAGAGTTGGTAAAAAATTTCCAACGTCACAAAAAATTTCTGATTCTGTTTCTGATATACTTAAAAATTATTTAAGAACTGCTAAATCCAGTAATATTGATGAAACTCAAAATCCATATGGATTCTTAGGTAACATGAAAAAACCATTTACAATTTTGACATGGTTGGCATCTAAGTCAGTTTCTGGTAGTGCAAAACCAAGCGAGGACTCTACAGCTGGTTTTGTTTTTTATGAAACTAAAGGTGGATTTAATTTTAAATCAATAGATAAATTAATGGAACAGGATCCCTATGAGAAAAATTTTAGATTTATACCAGGCGTTATTTCCTCAGATGATCCTGAAAAAGATTTTAAAATAACGAAATATGCTATTAATAGAAATCAGGATTTAATAGGTAAACTTGAAAGAGGTGCTTATAGTAGTCAAAGATATTACATTAATCCTGTATCATTCAAACCATCAATATCAGTTTTTACATCTGATAATTATCAAGGGAAAGCAAATAATTTAGGAGATCAGGAAATACAATTACCAAAAATTGATCAAAATAGTGATAAAACACTTGGAGATTTACCGAGCCGAATATTTGTAGGTATGTTGGATATTGGAACAGTAGAAAAAGATGCAGTAAATACTGGTTGGGATAGTTCAGTTGAGAGAAATGCAGATCCAGAAAAAATTCATGCTCAAGCGATGATGAGATATAATCAAATTTTCACTCAAGTAGTTGAAGTACAAATTCCTCTTAATACTAATCTAAACGCAGGATCAATCATAAGATGTGAATTCCCTCAACTTTCAACCACTAAAAGAAAAACATCTGATCCAGAGACAAGTGGTCTATATATGATAAAGGAGTTAGCTCATTACTTTGATTCTAAGGGTTCATACTCTCAACTAAAGTTAGTAAGAGATTCATACGGAAGAAAATGATTGAAAATAATTTATTAAAAACTAATTTTTTAGGTAAAGACGGATTCAGATGGTGGATAGGACAAGTAGCACCAGAGGAAGCTCAATCTAATCAAATACAAGAAATTGGTGATGCTTGGGGAACAAGGGTTAAGGTTCGTATATATGGTTATCATCCTGCTGATATAACTGAATTACCAAATGAAAATCTACCTTGGGCACAAATTTTATTATCTCCACAAGGTGGATCAGGAAAGGCAAATCGTGGTAAATCTGTGAGAGTTTCACCAGGTGATACGGTCATGGGATTTTTCCTTGATGGTGATGATGCACAACTTCCTGTTGTCATGGGTATATTTGCAAAACCTGGTAATCCAGCATATGGTGGCGATGAAGAATATAAATCTCCCTTCATGCCATTTACAGGATATACCAGTAAAATTAAAGCGAGTGATTACATGATCAAAGGTGAGGGTGGAGATCAATCAGGTAAATTTTCTCAAAGATCACCTAGACAAGTAGATCAAAATTTAGCAGAAGAAATATCACAAAAAACTGGACTTCCTGAAGTGTCAGCGAGTTCTGCGATTGGAAAAACAGTTAATTTTGCTGGAAA